TAATATTTCAGGTAATGCTTTAATTTCTTTTTTTGTTCCAAAGGTATCAGAAACATTAGCAGCAGAGAGTTGTTTTTTTACTTCTTGCAATTCCATAATAATTCCTCCAAAAATATGTACAGCTTTTTACGTCGATCAGTATTTGGACGTAGGGTTAATAATTAATCATAAATAAGTTCCTTAACTAATGGCTCGAACCAACTAGGAAGGTTAAATTCACTCATAAAGTTTGCCCAATTTCTGCGTTCATTCGGTACTTCATTGTAAATTAATTTAGCAATCATTCGGATTGCGCGCTCGTTAGTTTCTCGTTCTTCCTTATTTTTAATGAAAGGAGAGAAAGTGTATAGAAAGGTAGGTTGTGAGAATTGAATATGACTAATCTCATGAGCAAGTCTAAATGCAACGCTAATATTACATTCAAAATTATTGTTTAAATTGATAATCCTGCTTTTGCAAAACGCAACATCAGGATCTGCAGAGTTACCTTCAATGTTTTCTATCTTAATTTCTGCTTTATCCGCGATATAAATAAGACGAGCCAATAAGTCATCATGTAAATTATTGTGCATAATACTATTCACCACTATTCTTATTAGCTCTAAGCATAGCTAACAGAGCTTTTTTATATTCTTCTGAAAGTGGTTTACCATCAAACATAGCCATGCCTTCCTCGGACAGTGCTTTATCTAAGTCAACAGGCTCATTAGAAGTAGAGGGTTTATCATCTTTACCTAACAAATAATCTACAGATACACCTAAGACATTTGCCACAGCCTCAACTTTATCAATGGAAGGTGATTTTGTTTTCCACGAATATATAACATTTGGTTTAAATCCTGCCTTTTCATTTAATTGTGCAAGACTTAATCCTCTTTTTTTTGAAATTTTTTTTACCCTGTCAAACATCGTCATAATAGCGTTTCTCCCGTGTTTGATGAATAAAAAATAAACTTTAGTTATAAAAATACTTGCATTAATTAAACTATAGTTATATTATTAATTCATCAAGTAATCAGGCAATAAAAAACACACCCAATAATAGCAACAACTTTGGCGAGGAATTGCGTTGGTAATGGGTTTTTAATTGCTTATTTAATATGGCTTCATATTAAACTATAGTTTAAAAAAAGTCAACGATACTTGATAAATAACTTGAAAAAATAAGGGGGTGTTTTTATTGATAGGAACAGAACCAGGTCGTGAAGCTGTCAAAAAATATATGAAAGAAAACCACATTACTTATCGCATGGCGGGAGTACTATTCGGTTCGACCGCATCATGGATTCAACAAGTACTTAGTGGCAAAGCTAAAGGACCAGAAGCAACAAAATTAATTATTAGCATGATTAATGAATTTGGAATTTAAAAGGAGTGAACATATATGAACGAATTACAAAATTTCAACTTTGAAGGAAACAATGTACGAACTGTACTAATTAATGACGAACCATATTTTGTTGGAAAAGATATTGCAGATATTTTGGGATATTCGAACACATCCAAAGCAATTAGAGACCACGTTGATGAGGAAGACAAGCTGACCGAACGAATCGTTCTATCAGGTCAGAATCGTGAAGTGATCACAATCAACGAATCAGGGATGTATAGCTTAGTACTTTCAAGTAAATTACCAAATGCTAAGAAGTTTAAACACTGGGTAACAAACGAAGTTCTGCCATCAATCCGAAAGCATGGTGCTTATATGACGGATGAAAAGATTGAAGAGGCTTTGCTGAATCCTGACACGATTATTAATCTAGCAACTCAACTAAAGAACGAACGTGAAGGCAGACTAATTGCTGAACAACAGGTTAAGGAATTTCAGCCTAAAGTTTCATATTACGACAAAGTTTTATCTAACGACGCACTAATGACTATCAGTCTAATTGCTAAGGATTATGGAATGAGTGGAGCTGGCATGAATAAATTGCTTCATGAATTAGGTGTTCAATACCGACAAGGCGGCACATGGTTACTATATGCAAAATATCAAAGAACAGGTTGGACACACTCAGAAACAAAGATGGTTCCTCGTAAAGATGGTACAGAAAAAGCAGTGCTTAATACTAAATGGACGCAAAAGGGACGTTTAGGCTTGTACGCATTATTAAAAGATAACGGATATCTTCCACTAATTGAAATAGAGGACGATCCAGTAGCTTAATTATCTAAATATTTGAAGTAGGAGGTTAAATCAATGATTAATGAAGATAGATTGCCAGATGATAAGTTTCCAATGCTAATGCAAAAAGATACGCTGTCTAGCTATCTAGGAATTAGCGTAGATACAATTGATAAATTTGTTGCATATGAAGGTTTGTCAAACGCTAGGTGGAGACCTGGAAGTGTCAAAAAAGCTTGGTTTATTAAGACGAAAGTTAACGAATGGAGGGATAACTTGTAATGGTAGTAACAATAAGTTTAGGAGAATTAGTGTTTTATCTAATCTCAGTAGTAGTGGCTGGATTAATTGGTCACTCAATTAAAGGTGGTGAGAAGTAATGAAGTTAGTAAAAATTGATAGTGATTTATATCTTAATTCAGATTTTATTGAATCCGTTGAAGCTGATGGCGAGGGATCAACAGATATAACGATGAAAAATGGAGAAGTATTTAGTCCAAACGTTTCCATCAAAAAAGTACTCGACGCTATTAGTGGTAGCGAGGAGCACTTAGTAAATGATGCTGATATGAAAATTTTAAAATCAAAGAGTATTACTTCTGGTCATTTAAATCAAAGTTTTGATCGCTTCTAACCATCCTACCAAGCATTGCGCCACTAATATGGCTTAGTGATATTAACATTATTGGAGTTTCGCTAGTTGATCCCATACCGATTGGTGTAATAGTTACATCCTTAATAAATAATGAACGTTCTGATGGAATATCAGAATTTTCAGGATCATCAGAGATTTCTGAACTTTTTAGAAACTTATTCTTCTCAGAATGATAAAGCTCATTAATGGATTTTAAGGCTGCATAACCGGGGAAATCAGATTCATCTAACATTGGGGTGCCACTAATAAAGGCTCCATCTATTTCAAATGTAATATCTGATTTTTGGTCTTTTGCAAAATTAATTAAGTAAATTAGCTTACTGGGTTGCATCATATTTATCACCTCCTTCTATATCGATTATACACAAAAGAAGGTGTTCAGAATTAAGAATTTAAAACAAAAAGCCCGCTACGGCAATAGCGGACTCAAATAAATAATTTACAAAGGAAGTATAACACAAATGAATCAACAACAGTTCGAACAATATGAACGTGAATACGAACAAGAACGAGAACGCAAGGAAATTGAAGCATTGTTTGGAAAGGAGAACGCAAATGATTAGTAATCTTAGCGAACCTTTACGGACGATGTAGGACACTTAACCTAAGGAGAAAATAATATGCTACAACAAACAATCGACGCTACAACAACGCCAGAGCTTAATAAAGCTCTATATGAAACTCAAAAAGTTCTTACTCAACCATCGAAAAATAAAGATGCGCACTATGGTAAATATGCTGATTTAAGTGCGATTGATAAAGCAATCCGTAAAGCAATCATTACGGCAGATTCAGGCATTAGCTTTTCACAAGGTGTGATTGATGATGCTAATGCGAACGGCAAGGTTTCACACAAGATTTATACTGTCATTCGTCATGTTAGTGGTGAAGAAAAGATCATCTACGGTGATTCATTCCCAGATGATTCAAACATGCAAAAGCAAGGTGCAAATGAAACCTATGCTAAGCGGACAAGTTTGTGTCTAGCATTCGGTATTGTCGCTGATGATGATGACGATGGGCGAGGTGTTTCATTACTTGAACAGTATCAGAAAAAAGAAGAGGAAAACAAACTTAAAGTTATTGCCTACCTTAAGGACAACATTAAGAAAGTTAATAAAGACGTTTCTGAACGAGTATTTGCCGTCTTAGGTAAGAAAGACAAGACGTTAGACCACTTGAGTTATCGTCAAGCTTTGATTTTAAGTGGGGCATTGATGTATGAACTTTCAAGAGAAAACACCGAAGAATAGGAAGGTATGTGAAGAATGAGACAAATTACAATTTCTGGAAACATTGGAAAAGATGCAGAACTACGAAATATTAGCAATGGTATGCAAGTATCTAATTTTAATGTAGCAGTACGACAGAATCGACCTGATAAAGATGGTAATTATGGTACAGATTGGTTTAGGTGCTCCGTATGGGGAAAACGAGCGCAGACAGTAAATAATTACTTTAAAAAAGGTAGTCATGTAACTGTCACGGGGACTTTAAATATTAGTCAATACAACGGTGAAACACAACTTAGCGTTGACGTATCAGACTTTGATTTACCAGATAATCGAAATACAAATAATGTTAATTCAACAAATAGAACTAGCAATAATCAATTTAACAATGGCGGACAATCAATCGATATTGGTGACGATAGTTTACCTTTCTAAGGTGATGTAAATGCAGAGAGCAAGAGCGGAACAACGAGGCAGAGATTTGGTAATTCATCTCGATAGACCACTGAATCAATACCATTTGGAAACTGTTAGCGGTGGGCAAGGCGAGTTCTACGTTGATTTTGAAGTGGCAGACCCAAGGAGAGCAAGAGTACAGCAACGAAGATTATTCTTTGCATTGCTCCATGACATTGAAACTTACTTCGTAGTGCCGAGTGAATTTTTAAAATCAATGTTCTATACCCAGTACGAGTTTTATACCGCAGGTAAGTCTATCAGCTTATCAGACACCACAAAATCGTCTGTCAGCGATGCTAATCAGTTGCTAGACCTAGTCATTGATTTCATGTTCGAATGGCGAGTTCCGTTTAAAAAGGGCTATGAACTGTTACCGAAAGAAGAGGACTACTACCTTTATCAATGCTGTAGGCATCGAGTGTGCACTGTTTGCTCTAGGTATGCTGACATCCATCATATTGATGTAGTAGGGCGGACAAATAGAAACAAAGTTGACCATGCAAAGCGTCATGTAATGGCACTGTGTAGAGCACATCACAGTGAGATTGAGAGCATTGGATCAGCTAAGTTTGCCACTAAGTATCACGTGCCTGTTGATGGTATCAAATTAAGTGTTGAAGATTTGAAACGATTGAAAATTAAAGGAGATTATGGAGGAAAGTAAAATGAACAATTTACTAATCAGTGAGCCACCACTACAAGTTCTACCGTCGTTGGCAGTTGAATTAGATAACGTTGATAAGGCAATCATGCTACAGCAGATACATTATTGGTGTAGTAAATCTAACAAAGTTAAAGACGGATACAGGTGGGTCTATAACAGTGTCTCTAACTGGCATAAACAGTTTCCATGGATTTCGGAAAAAACTATTCAACGTTACCTAAAAGATTTAGAAAGAAAAGGTTTGCTAATTACTGGAGTGTATAACAAAGCTGTTTTCGATAAGACTAAATGGTACAGGATTAATTATGAAGCATTGAACAAATTGGGTGAACCAAAGGGACTGGCAGTCCCTACGAATGGGATTGAGAGTCCCTCTCTGAATGGGACTGAGAGTCCTAACCAATACCATAGAATACCAGAGACTACTACAGAGACTAACAATAATACGTCGGACAATAAGTCCGACCATATCCAATACAAACAAATAATCGACTACCTAAATGAAAAAGCTGGTAAGCACTTTAAGAACGTCGAGTCAAACAAGAAACTGATTCGTGCTAGATGGCATGAGGGTTATAGATTGAACGATTTTAAGAAGGTAATTGATAACAAGGTACTAGACGCAAACGATGCTAACTCATTTTTTACGGCTAAGTATTTACAACCAAGCACTTTGTTTGGAAACAAGTTCGATCAATATTTAAATCAACAAATTAAACCGAAGGTAGAGAAAGGGACAAAATCTTATGGTGGGGTTGAATTTTGAGCTGCTAAAGCATGTTAAAAAGACTAACAAATATTGCCAAGTTCATCCAGATCAAAAGCTACTAATGCTAGCTAACCATATACCTTTTTGTCCTAGATGTGTTGAAGAAAAGCGGAGACATAAAAATAACGAATTAGTAACTACTGGAGCACTGCGAAGCTATAAACGTGGCTTTTACGAAGTCCTAAAAAAGGATTCAATCGTAGATGATGAGGACTTATGGCAAGCAAGTTTTGATAACTACGAGGTCAATAGCGGTACAGAAGCAGAAGCTAATCTAAAAAAGGCTAAGCAGATTGCAGGCAAATACCTTAACCGTGATTATCAAGCTAACACCATTATTACTGGTAATCCCGGAGTTGGTAAGTCTCACTTAGCAATTTCGATGTTAAAAGGCGTTAATGATCATATTAAACCTAACGCTTCATGCTTGTTTGTTTCAGTCAATGAACTGTTGCGATTGATTAAAGATTCATTTAATCATCCTGATGGTTATTACACTGAATCTCGTATGGTGGACTTGCTCGGTAAGGTTAGCTTGCTTGTGTTGGACGATTTGGGCAGTGAGGCCTCGTTTAAGCGTGATAACAGAGAAGCGAGTGAATATGTACAGCAAGTATTGTTTGGTGTCTTAAACAAGCGAAATCGGACAATTATAACCACAAATCTTAATAGTGATGAATTATCTAAGATTTATAATCCAAAATTGTTAAGTCGAATGTATAAAGGCGTTATGAAAAACGATGGAATTATTAAATTTAAAGAAACTCAAGATAAAAGGATGGCGATATTTTAAATGTGTGAATTATGTAAAGGAACTGGAAGAGTATATATTGAAAGCCCAATTGGAGTACAAATTAATCCGTGTCCTAAATGTAATAAGGCTTATCGCAAGAGGAAAGGATACGAGTAATTGATTAAATTAACAATTCCAGGGGAACCAGTAGCGGCAAGTAGACCACGCGTTACAAAACGTGGATTTACCTTTATAGCTGAACCGTACCGTTCTTACAAGCAAAAAATTCATGAAATAGTTAAAGAACAGTACTTGAGTGCTCCAATTTCTGGAGCGCTACATGTAGAAATTAAATTCTATCGATCGGTACAGAAAAGTGTTTCAAAGGTGGAACGTCAAAGAAGGTTGTCAGGACTTCATAGACCAACGATGAAACCTGATATAGATAATTTATTTAAAGCAGTTACAGACGCTTGTACAGGCGTCATATGGCACGATGATAACCAGATTGTAAGTACTAAGTCAGATAAATACTATTCAGAAGAACCACGAGTAGAAATTTATGTGGAGGAGCTATGAATTTTAAAAATTTAACTAGTGAAGAACGTATTGTAGCAAATTTTATTAATGAAGCTTTTGAAGAACGTAATCAAAACATGATAAGCACTATTGTTTGGATCAATAACCACACTAACTATTTAGTTAATCAGCGTCCAGACGTACACAGAGCGATGAACAATTTAACAAATAAGCAATTTAATCATGTGATCGCAGAAATCTTGTTACCATTTTAGAGGAATTGAGGAGGTCAATAATCATATGAAAAGACTTACAGAAATGACAACAGAGGATATCATTCGTGAATTGTACGGCAATGATTACACTTTGCAAGAATTAGATCGGATTAAAGAAGCACTTCAAGAACAATATCAAGAATGGCGTAAACGCAATTTTAACTAGGAGAAATTAAAATAATGTACGTAATCGAGAACACAGCCAATGGAAGATATTACCGAAAGCTAGGAGCAGAAGCACACAAGTATACCGATATTGAACATGCCACTACTTTTAGTAAGTGGAAAAAAGCGAAACAAAAAGCAGATATTCTACATGCTGCAATTAGTCCGATTGGTGAACAGGTTAATTTTGAGGTCGAGCAGTACAATTTTTACGTGTTGAAAAATCAAAACGACAAGGGCTACATGAACCAAGTTTCATGGAATGCACCGAAAGATGAAGCAAAACTGTTTGCTACTGAGGAAGACGCTAAGCGTGAAGCAATTAATCTAGCTACTGCTATGGCAAGAGTTGGTGTCGAACTTGGTTTTAAAGTGGAGGAAATATAATATAGCGTCAATATATAATACAGAAGGAGATATCAACAATGTTTAGATTAATTGGTAATGTGTCAAAAAAAGTATACTACGAAGCAGAAAATGCTTCCGATTTGAATAAGTGGCGACTAAATGAATTTCTCAAGGATTCTAAAGCAGATGGGCATCTAGTCAGCCAATATGACGCACCAGAAGTCATGGTAATTGTGAAAGCTAATTATGTTAAATCACGAAAAGAATACTTACGTGATTTACTGGATGAAGGGAATTTCAAAGAATATCGAAGAATAACCATGGGAAATTCTGATCGTGATATTGAAGTATATGGTAGTGGAAAAGATAAACCAGAACTTATTAATCGGCGTAAAAAGGTTGAGAAGCTATTCAGACAGGGCATCACAAATACCGCTGAAATTGCAGTTGAGGTGCAAGCTTCAAGAAATACGGTGAATTATGATCTTAGGGAACTACGTAAGACTTATCCCGAACTAAGGCAAAAAAGAGCTAGATCATAAGATTACGTGTAATCAAGGAAAAATTAATGATTAGGTAGTGAAGCTTATAAAATTAATCTAGTGAGGTGGAATAAACGCTATGTCAAAAGTTAAGAAGAGAATTAGACCAACAAAAGAACAATGGCACGAGCTTAATCATTTATTAGATGATGTGGTTGAAATCGGTCATGTTAACGAAAGAAATTGTAGATGTACAAAATGCACAAAATTAAATAGCTATTCGGAATCTATTGGTTTATTAGACAAGCAAGAGATTGACGATGGGCGATGGGACAGACGTAGACTGGAAACGAAACATCGTCATGAAAAAGATGCTATTAAAGTTACTAAGCTGGCTTATCAAGGATGTAACAGAAAAGAAATCGCTAGTAAAATTAAACGTAGTAAAGATTATGTTAGTAAGTTAGCAGTGGAATTTGACATTGAAATTCAAAGTAAATAAAAAAAGCATCCCTCATAGAGGAACGCTTCGTAGCAATGTATTCAACAAATATTATTATACTACGGGAGCTGAGGGTGTGTCATTATTACCAGAATTAGATGAAGTTAAGACCATAGTAAAAGTTAAATGTTTTTTTGAAAAAGAATTTCCAACATTGCAGAACATGGCACATACTGCATTTGTCGATATTAAATCGCCAGTAATTAGTGGCATGCCAGTATCCCATAGTGCTAATAATGGGGCGGAAACTAAAGTCACTTTACATATGTATGCGAAAGACATATTAAACAAGGTAATTATATCATGTGGTGGATTGGATTATGATCATCGCCACGTATTAGAACTGCGTTATTTCAAACAATTAACTTGGTCGGAAATTGAAGAATTAACAGGTTACAATCGAGGCTATGAAAATAAAAGATTAAATGAAGCTTTACTGCAATTTGCATGGGCATTTGTGGATGTTGAAGATTTAAGAGTATTCAAAAAGTAACAAAATCAGTACAAATTGGTTACACAAAGCATACAAGATATCGTTTATATTAGTATTATCGAAAGATGTAGGGCAGATGGTTCGGCAGATTTCCGTTTCAACAAATTCAATCAGGGAAAGGCATGTTACGTTTGTCGCAGGGTTCGATTCCCTGCTGTCTTATTACCACATTTAGTGGTGTTTCTCCAAAAATTTTATTCACAAGATAAGGTAGACACCCTATCTTTTTTAGTGTTAAATAAAACTGAAAGCAATTAATTTTTGGAGGGAACAACAGTGGCATCTAAAACTCAAATAGTTAAATTCGAAGCGTATGCAGCCTATACCCATGATGATAATGGAGAAGAAGTTAAGTGTGGCCTTTTGGAGCTTCTAGATAGTATAAAAGAATTAGAATCTAAAAAGAGAATTGTTCAGTACTTTGGTATGCCTGTTAGAATGGATAACATACATGATGCCACACTGAGTGATGATGTTATTAGCAAAAGTCGTAATCTAAGATTAGTATATTTTCATATGACTAAAATGCGAGACGAAGGTATGGCAACTACTCTACTTGAGAACGAAGAATTAACTGATTTGGAATTAGGTGCAGATGAGTACATGGCTGAAGATATTAGTTGTTTATACGATAATGAACTAAAAATATTTTTTGTGCAAAGGAATTATCATAGTTTGTCTATATCGGGAATAGCAGAATACTTGAAGAAAATTTATGAAATAATTAAAAAGGGCTCAGATGATTATGATCCTGAGAAGAGCAATTTCAAAGAATTAGATATATTCTTTAAGCCTGTTCCTGATAGAGAGGTTGTAGATAATGTACAGAAAATAACTAATTATAGGAGTTTAACCTTATCGTTTGCAAATGATTTTGACACGGAAATGCCAGAAAAAATCAAAAATATGCTAGGTCCATTTAGTACCATATTTGGTAATTTGGGTGGAACAAAAATTGGTATTACATTATCAGCAGGAAGTTCAAAGGCAGAATCATTGAAAATTAGTGACACAAAAGATATTATAACTGAGATAACGAAAGGTAACACAGCGTTTTCGTCGGCTTTAGTTAGAGGAAAACAAGGAGATGTTCCTGTTGAAAAGTATGATTTATTGAATGGTAAGCTTCATACGAAACATAAATTTTCATCTGGTAAGGATAAGAACGGTAAAGCTCGAAAATTACATTTGGATCCGCAAACTGTGGAAGAAGAAATGAAGCTGCTTTACCTCAACAAAGATGAAAATAGTTCTCAATCTTTTAGAAATAAGGTAATAAGCAATTTAAAAAGTTAGACTAAGCTAGGAAAGAGGAATGGCTAATGAAAAATTTCTTATTTAGATATTGCCCATATATAATCGGTCTAGTCGTGCTTTTTTTCTTAATATGGATAAACTCGAAATTTAATCTTTCATTTAGGAATATTAAAGGACTCGATTCTGTTTTTGAATCAGTTATAGGATTTTTGTCAATAGTAATTGGGTTTTATTCAGCATTTTATGGAATGATTATTTCTATGACTAAATCCAAATTTATGACTGAATTAAAAAAATCAAAATATAAAAACGAACTGCCAAAACTCCTCATTTCGTCTTTGATGTTTTCTTTTGGTACATTGATACTCACAGTTATAATGCAGGTTTTAGTCAATTATGAAAACACGTATATTACTTATATTTTCTATATTTGGGGATTTTTACTAGGCATAGTTATTACGTATGCTCTTCAAACTTCATTGTTATCAATATCGATGATATTTTTTAGTGAGCCAGTAGAAAAAAAGACTAAAGCTATTAGGATGCACCAAAGTAATTAATCAGTTTAGAAGAATGTTGGTTATTATAGCATTAAAGTCACATAACTTAATTGTTGTGTGGCTTTTTATTATGGAGGTGTAGACAATGCCAAGAGTTAGAAGATGTAGACAACTAGGATGCCATGCGATGGTCACTTTTCCTGACCACTATTGTCAGCAGCACTATGAGTATGAAGCTGAGTACCTAGCTAGTCGGCAACGTTGGGCACGCAGCAATGATAAACAATACACACACAAGTACAACACGGTTATACGTTATCGCAATGAGGACAAGCGTCAGCAATATAACTTCTATCGGACAAGGCAATGGTCACATCTAAGGCAACGAGTCTTGGAGCGTGACCATTACTTATGTGCTTACTGTAAAGTACAAGGCGTTATCACACCTGCTAAGACTGTTGATCATGTTGTGCCAATTGAGTTTGACGAAACACTGAAAGCTAACGTTGATAATTTAGCCGTTATCTGTGGGAGTTGCCATCGTGCTAAGACGGACTGGGAACAATCATACTATGGTACTGGTCAAGGCAACGAGTTGCAAAGCGTAACGCCAATCAATGATGTATCGTCAATCGTTGTGTTAATGAACAATTGATTTATTGGCACCTGTCGTGCGATTTAAGCGACTTTAAATTTTTGAGTGTAATTGGTCGCAATGATTATTAAAACAACCCCCCCGCCCCCTAGACGTCCCAGGAAGAGCACACACATTGCCGGCATCTTGTGATAGAAACAATTTTTGAAAATTTTTAGGTAGGGGGGGGTCACCAAATAATGAAAGGAGGCATATAAAATGAAAAAAGCAGATAAAGACGTCAACGACGGGCAATTAACGCGCACACCGCCAGCTTACTTAGGCCGGCAAGCTAAGGTCGTTTGGCGTCGATTAGTGCCTTTTTTAGAAGAAAATACCCCGGTTAAACGCATTGATAGCGGGCTGGTAGAGCAATATGCTTCCCAATATGAGATTTATCGCAATGCGTATAAACATATTCAGGAAAACGGTGAAGTCCAAGCAATCTATAAGACGTTGCAAGACCAGACTGGTCAAAAAATCGGTCGGGACTTTGTTGGCTACAAGCGAAACCCGATGACTCAAATTTACGATTCGGCGGTTAAGAATCTGACTAAACTAGGCGCTGAGTTGGGACTATCTCCTAAGTCACGTAGCGATTTGCTCAAGTTAAACTTAGATGACCGCAAAGACGAGCGAAGCGTCGCTGACCGTATGAAGGAATTTTTGGGAGGGTAATAATGAAGATTGATTTAACTCAAACCCATGATGTTATTGGAGCTTATCAAGCATTAGACTGCTCAGCAATTCGTCAGCAATACACTGATTCAGGCACAAAATATGCTTTTGAAGTCCTCGATGAGAAGTTGACTACTGGCTATCTGATTAAGTTAGCGGCTTTCCGCCATATTAGAGACTTACAACGACAAGGTAGCGTTGAATTTCCATTTACTTATTCGGTTAAGAAAGTAGACCAAGTGCTTAAATTTGCTGCCATCTGTCCGAACGTTGATACAGGCGAACCAACTAAGCTTATGCCGTGGCAAAAATTCATTATGGCTATGTTAATTGGCTGGCGTAATGATGACGGTGGCAAGCGATTTTCACGAGCTATCGTTTCAGTTTCACGTGGCCAGGGTAAAACTTATCTTATGGCGATTATCACTGCCTATAGTTTTTTAATTGAGTCATTGGGACTATCTAACCAAGACTATTTAGTTTCATCAATTAATTACAAACAAACGAGCAAGATTCTGGGTTACATTAAGTCGATGCTAGCTAAAATCGCAACTGTTGAGCCATTTAAGTCGTTGATTGCTGATAGTGGGCTAGACACTCGGACGTTGTCTTCTCAATCTGATCAAGTTGTTATGAGCAGTAACAACAATAAACTGCGAGCAATCAGTCATGAAGCTGGCCAGTACGATAGCTTTCATTTTACAACGGCTATTTTTGATGAAATTGGTGAAATTAAGACACGGCAAAAGATTTCTAAAATTGTTTCAGGCCAAGTTAAGGTACGTAACAAGCAATTTATTCAAATTTCAACGGCATATCCTGATCCAACCGTGCCATTCCATGATGATGAGCGTATGATTCAGCAAGCTATGGAACAAGATTATTTGCGAGATGCTGATACATATTTGGGACTTATTTGGTCGCAGGATAATCTGGATGAAACTTATAAGCCCGATACGTGGGTTAAAAGTAATCCCTTACTTGATTTGCCGAGCCAACGAGAAGTGCTGTTAAACGGCTTGACAGATAAGCGTGATTCTGACGCCTTGTCAGGCACACTCAACGATTTCCAGAATAAAAACCTTAATTTATGGCTAGAACAATCGGCAGACAGCTTTTTGAAACTGCCTGACGTTGAGCGAGCTATTATACCATCATTTAGTTTTGATGAACGGCAAGTTTATATTGGTTTTGACTACTCAATGTTTAGTGATAACACGGCACTAGCGTTTGTATTCCCTTATCGTGATAATAATGGCAAGCCACGATGGTTTATTTATCAGCATAGCTTTATTCCTTGGCAGAAAGCCGGTTCGATTGAAGCTAAAGAAAAGCAAGACGGTATTAATTATCGGGACTTAGCTAAAAAAGGATTTTGTACAATTAGTAACCATCCGCAAGGGCTAATCAATGACGAGCAAGTTTATCAGTGGCTACTTAACTTTGTTGAGCAACATCGACTGGAAGTTGTTTTCTTTGGCTATGATGCGTGGGGATTAACGCCTACAATCAAGCAATTGGAATTAAATTCTGGTTGGCCATTACAAGCCATTCGGCAGCGGACTAGTGAATTGAAGGATCCAACTAAGTTTTTGCAGACAATTTTTGTTGAAGGCTCAGTAGACCGTTTGGATGATCGAATTATGGAAAAGGCATTACTAAATGCTGAAATTTATGAAGACAAAATTGGTATTCAAGTCGATAAAGCTAAGGCTACATTGAAGATTGATGTGGTAGATGCGTTAATTGATGCTTTATTCCAAGCCATGTATCACTTTGAAGACTTTTCAGACGTAAACAATCCTGATAAACAGGTCGAACGCATGAACGAAAAACAAGTTCTTGAATGGTTTAATAACCCGGATTCGGGATTGTTAGGAGATGATATTAATGATTTTTAAACAATTTTTTGCAACTATCTGGCATTACTTTGACGTGCTGTGTTTTATTCTAGGTATAATCGCTGGGGTATATGCAGCCTTTTTATTTGGACAGGCACAGGGCGTTTTAGCAATTGCTGTAGCTTTGTTTTTAGTTGGCTGGCTTTCGGAAGTCGTAACAGCTAGTCAAAAAGGAGGTGATTAATAATGCCTTTTTTTGAACCACCAACAGCAATAAATAATTCAGTTAGTATTCAAAGTGTGCCAGTAGAAGACGATAATATCGTTAACTTTTTGTCACCAACTGGCGACAATGAGTATGTCAGTGCCAAAGAAGCTTTGAAAAATTCAGATATTTATTCAGCAGTTAATCAAATATCTGGAGACTTAGCTACGGTACAATTAATGGCCAATATGCCACGAGCGCAAGGGATTCTAAACAATCCTAGCACGACAGCTAATGGGCACACGTTTTGGCAGTCTATGTATTCACAATTGTTATTGGGTGGTGAATGCTTTGCATACCGTTGGCGCAATCCTAACGGTTTAGATTTACGCTGGGAATATTTGCGACCAAGCCAAGTGCAAACATACTTATTAGATGATGGCAGCGGCTTAACCTATACGGTTACCTTTGACGAGCCTAATTTGGGTGTCCTTCAATATGTACCACAGTCTGACATGATTCATATTCGCTGGGCTAGTACCGATGGCGGTATGACTGGTAACAGTCCGTTAAAAGCATTATCGAATGAGTTACAAGTCAAGAGTTCATCTAACAGTTTAACGTTGGCTGCATTAGCACGTTCAATTAGTGCTCCGGGCGTCCTATCTATTAAGCACGGTGGGCTGGTAAATGAGAAGATGAAGGCCAGCCGTTCACGTAACTTCATGAAACAGGTGAACAGTTCAAACGGCGGCCCGGTAGTTATTGATGAACTTGAAGATTACAAGCCACTAGAAATGAAAGCCGATGTCACTAAGCTGTTAAGCCAAACAGATTGGACGAGTAAGCAAATTGCTAAAGTCTTCGGTATTCCTGATAGCTATTTAAATGGCCAAGGTGACCAGCAAAGTAATATTGACCAAATTAAGGGTATGTACACCAATGCCCTTAATCGCTATTTACAGGCGATTATAGCCGAGTTGGATAATAAGCTTAATGCTAAGATTACAGCCAATATACGAACTGCTGTTGACCCGTTAGGAGACTCATTTGCAGCCACACTATCAGGGCTAACTAAAAATGGCGCAATTGCCAATAATCAAGCAACTTGGTTACTACAGCAGACTGGTTATTTACCAGATGGAATGCCTGAGGCTAAATCAGAAAAAGGAGGTGATAATGATGACAAAGAAAGTAATGATTAAAGGCGATATCGTTGATGATCAAACAGCCGGTTTCTATCAGTTCTTTGGAATGCCAGCAGTATCACCTTCGGGTGTTGCTGACATTTTAAACGATGACGATGACGATGATGAAGCACTTGAAGTTGATATTGCTTCCAATGGTGGCGATGTTTTTGCAGCTAGTGAGATTTACACCATGCTAAAGAATTATGCTGGCAATGTAACAGTTAATATTCAAGGCTTAGCAGCTAGTGCGGCCAGTGTGATTGCTATGGCTGGCGATCATATCAACATTTCACCAACTGCACAAATTATGATTCATAAAGCTTGGTCACAACCAGCCGGCAATGCTGACGATTTAGAACATGAAGCCAGTATTTTAAATGGCATTGATCAATCAATTGCCAGTGCTTATGAAGCCAAAACTGGTATGGAGCAAGCTGATTTGCTACAACTAATGGCAAATGAAACATGGTTAACCGCTAGTGATGCCGTCGATAAAGGCTTCGCTGACGAAATTATGTTTGCTAATGATCAACAATTACAACCGGTGAACGCCATTTCACATATTCCACCTAAATCTGCAGTTAACAAGCTGATGAACTTAATTTACAAGGCGGATAAGGATAAAGCTAAGCCGTCTAAAGAAGAAAATACTACTAATAGTCAATCTGCTGAATTACGAAACAGCAAATTGGCTATTTTATTTGGAAAAAATCAAAAGGAGGCCAACTAATGGCTAATATCAATACAATCAATGATGCTTGGATTGCCCAAGGACAAAAGGTATCAGACTTAAACGACAAATTAAACGCAGCTGTCCTTGACGACAGCTTTGATCAAGAAAAATTTAAAGCAATGAAACAAGACCGTGACAATGCGGTCGCTCGACGTGATGCTCTACACGAACAATTAGAAGAAGAACGTAAGGCTCAAGAAATTTCCAACATGGATGACAAGGACAAGACTCCACTTGATGATAACGAAAAAGACATCAAAGCTGAGTTCGTTAAGAACTTCCAAGCCATGATTAAGGGTGACCCTAAAGTTATGAACTTGGTAACTTCTTCTACCGATGAAGGTGGCAACGCAATTGGTTTGACAATTCCACAAGACATTCAAACAGCAATTAATACGCTGGTTCGCCAATACGATTCATTACAACAATATGTTAATCGGGAAGCTGTTACAACTCAAACTGGGTCACGAGTTTACGAAAAGTGGACTGACGTTACTCCGTTAGCTGATTTAGATGATGAAACGGCTACTATTGGCGATAATGATGATCCTAAGCTATCAATTATTAAATACACGATTCATCGTTATGCTGGCATTACTACTGCCACTAATTCGTTGCTAAAGGATACAGCTGATAACATTTTGGCTTGGTTGTCTCAATGGATTGCTAAGAAAGTTGTTGTTACTCGCAACGCTAAAATCATTGAAGCAATGAACAACACACCTAAGAAGCCAACCTTAGCTAAGTTTGATGACATCATTGATATGATCAACACGGCTGTTGACCCAGCAATTAAGGAAACATCGTTCTTGTTGACGAACACGTCAGGATGCAATGAATTATGCAAGGTTAAGGACGCTATGGGAAATTACCTATTACAACCCGATCCAACACAACCGGACCGCATGCTTGTCCGCGGTAAGCGAGTGGTTATGATTGCTGACAAGTGGTTGCCAAACGCTGGGACGGCAGCTGCACCAGTTTATCCACTTTACTACGGTGACTTGTCACAAGCGGTTACTTTATTTGACCGAGAAAATGCGTCATTATTGACTACCAATATTGGTGGTGGTGCTTTCGAAAAAGATCAAACCAAGATTCGTGTGATTGATCGCTTTGACGTTGAAGCTACTGATAAGGACGCTTTTGTTGCAGGCTCATTCAGTACAATTGCTGACCAACCAGCCAACTTTGCAGCAAGTGCTGCTCCAACGACCCCCGCTAAGTAATTAGCCACCTATGTCGCCAATAAATAAACAGTGCAGTAACAATCTGGGCGGCTAAGTAAGGATGTGATTTAAGTGGCAGCCAATTTAGAAACATTAAAATCATCTTTGCGAATTGATGGGAATGATGACGACGAACTGCTAAAAGGTTACTTGTCTGCAGCCACTAGCTACATTGAACAGGCCATTGGGGACGACAATAGCGTTCCGGGGTTCTATGAAATGGAAGGCGTGAATAACTTGTTTGAAACGGCTGTTTACGCCTTAGCTGGTTCATACTGGTATTACCGAACATCAATCACTTCAAACGCTGTTAATCCAGTTGACTTAGTTGTGGATTCAATCATTGGCCAATTGCGAGGCCTGTATAGTCAAAAGCAAGATGAGGTGAACGGCAATGGCAACTAATCGATTAACTCCAGTTGACTTTAACCAACGTATACAAATCGGCACTGTTAAAACTATTCAAAATCCTATTAATGGAACTAGTAAACAAACATTTGTTAGTCAGTTTAGTTTATACTGCGCACCCTATACACGATCAATTGCGTCTTCGTATCAACTTACAGCTGAACAATTGGAGCAAGTAGTGGTCATTATTAGGCATAATCCTAAAGTTTATGAAGGCATTAAATGTCAGTATAAAGGTAAACTTTACGATGTTATCAATGACAGCATAGATGATTCTAGTAATTATTTATCTTGCGATTATTTGACGCTCAAACAGGTTACTAAGGGGGCTTAGCCATGGCAAACGATAACATAGTCGACCAATTAGAAGACTGGCTTAAAGATGTC